TGTAAAATTAAAACTGCTTATTCCAAAAATTATAATTAATAAACAATAATACATAATATATACTTATCACATGATAAGCTCCACTTATGAATTACAAGAAATTACTACCCTGAAAATCCCACTTAATTAATGAGAATAACACTTTATGGAGGACGCGACCTCAGAACAATACAAAAATTGTTACCAAAGTCAAGTGATTTTAAACGTCCCTGTTGAACTGTACTAACAATTAATTTCTTTGCAGTACTTAAAGAATATAAAAATATTTTCTTATAATGATTAAAAATATTATTATTACCAGTCATATAATAAACTGCTCTTACATCCTCATCAGACACTGTAACATATTTACTAAAATGACTTTCTTTCAGTATTTCAATATTAATGTTTGCTAGTTCAAACTCAACGTTTAAACTGCCAAAATTATCCTCCATAACATTTGTTGGATGCATGAACCTAAAAGTGTCAATTTCCGGAGAATTTAAAAAGTTTTTAACTTCTGCACTTAAAACATTATAGTATTTTAAGTATAAAAAATTCATAAACTTTAATGCAGAAGCATTAAATTCATCATCACATGGTGCTGTTTTAATAAAGTTAATTAAAAGTAAAAACTGATCATTAATTGATCTATTTTTACTTTGATAAAATAACTTATCCATAATTTTTGTAATATTCCAACTAACGCCATCATAACCAATAATTCTTTTAAGAAAATCGGGATTTTCTTTATTAAAATTAGAAATTAAGTGTTTACCTGGATAAGCGTTTTCTAAGACATCATCAATTTTAAAACCAAACTTATCATTAGCAATTTTATTAATTAAATTTAAATCTTTAATATTATTTAAACCAATATAAGTATCATCACCATAAACAATAATATCCATATGTTTATGATAATCACGGCCATAAATTTCATAACCTATCAACGCCCATCTAATTAAATTACAAAAACAATTAACAGCAGTAACACCAGGATGTCCAGATGGATTGCCTTTATCTAATTCAACAACAATTCCAGGAGGAACAGCAATAAATTTCCTAATAAAGCTTGAAATAACGTAGTAAAAAAACCTCATGTCTTCCTTATTTTTAATTGAATTTGTAAACATTAATATTCCACTTGAAATAAGAATATCAGTACCCTGATTCGAATCAAATAATGACGCATCAGGGTTAATAATCCAATCATATTTTGAAAATCTAGATAAAATTTTATTACTTTTAATTCCATCAAGTTCACCTTCAATATAAAAGTGGGGATTAGGGTTGTAAATTTCACAAGCTTTCATAAACTTTTGAAAAACCCAACCTAAAAGTACCGTAACATGATGTTCTGGGTTTAATACTACACGAGTTGAAGTTTTAAATTCATCATAAGATTCAACTTTAACTTCTTTCTCACGTGCAAAAATATCCCATAAACAAAAATTATCGGTAGGGACTTTCCTAATTTGGCGATATAATTCTTGTGCATTAAGAATTGCAAGACCAATAGAAGATCCTTTTTTAGAATTTCCCACAACTTTTGATGTGTAGTGACCATTATGGCTCTTAGGATTAAAATTAGTGGAATCAACCATCTCAGTTGGATCAGAAAAATCAAGTGAAGGAGTATTAAACCAATTTGAATATTGACAAATTCGAATAATATCTTCAATTTTATAACCAGTTAATTTAACATCTTTAAAATGACTTCTTAAATGACCAGTATTTGTATCATATGAACCAGTAAAAACTTCACGAAATTTTTTCATTGAATTTATTGCTGAATCATAAATACGCTTAACACCAGAAAAAGACTCTTTTAAAGTGTCAAAATGACGAATAAAAATATTATCAAAAATAACTGGTTTTCCTGGTCTAAAACCAACGTGATCAGGCGTAAACCCACAAACTCTACTACTGTTCCCACCAATCATATAAAAATCTTTAAAACCTTTTAAATCAACTTTCTTAGCTTGTTTAGAAACAAATCCTTTATTTACATATAGTCTATAAATCCAAAATTTTTTCCTAACTTTGTCTTTAAAATTTTTCATTTTAAAGGCTTTAATTGATTCAAACTTAGAAATTTGTTTATTCATAGTT